CCGGACTAAACGAACTCGGGACGGGCGTGGTGAGTTTTCTTAAGCAGGCGGCTCAGGTGCTCGAGGTTCTTATTGAGCACGACCTGGTTAGGGTCAACGCTCCTGACATGCCTGAGTACCACAAGCGTTCGGGCATTGTAACCGCGGTTGAGGTGGACGGTGCTGGAGAGACGGCCGTCTTCGTAGATCTTTCCAACGGTGGGGTGCCGCGGTGGTTCCGGCCGGCTCAACTTGAGCTGTTAAGTCATAGACTACTCACTGATGAGCCTCCGACTGATGAACTACCTGAGGCCGATGACTCAAATCCTCTGGACTACCTGCCTCCAACGCCTACCGATGACCCCGACGCCTATTAGTAGGGCGTGAAGGCGCGTGGTTATCACGTCGGAATCCCCAATTTTGATTACAGGAAAGGTTTGTATCTACCGATGCGTCGTGCTCTAGATATAAAAGCGCCCATAGATGCAAAAGCCTCCCTTAAAGAGCGGTTGGTGCAGGCCAAGGCCGACGCCAAGTACGCCGCGGCTCCGATCAAGGTGGTCTCGTGTCGCTGCGGTCGCGTGTTTAGCACCGAACTCGAGGCGGGTATAGTAGAATGCCCGTGTGGTGTGACGTTTAACTTGACTGACAAGGAACGGATAGTGGTCACGGTGCAACCGAAACACAGGAGCAAGGGATGACTAAACTCTGGACGCCACCTAGCAAGACCAAGGCTGGGATCCCGATCCTTCGACCGACGCCGGTCAAGCGAGCAAAGCCGGGACCGGTCACGTTGCCGACCGATGTTCCTCCGGGCATGGTGCTTAAGGTTGTGCTCGATGCGCTTCAGGTGCGGCACGTCATGCCCGAGTGTCTCAAGGGCCGCAGCGGTAAGCATCGGTACGCGGGGCATCCGCATGAGACGGCGACCTGCGTGCACTGTGGGACCAAGCGTCCGGAGTACAGGACGTGTCAGTACTGCGCCGGGTTCGAACCGTTGGTCTGCATTTTCTGCGGCGGGAATCGGCGCGATGCTTCGCCCGAGGATCGGGCTGCCTTTGCGCGGGAATTTGCACTTCAGATGGTGAAGTCATTCGGTCTGAAGTCTAAAGGACAGAAGCAAGTTGACAAGTGAACTGCTAGAACCCATCGAGGTTACTGCCATCAGACGGATGGGCGCCGAGTACAGTTGCGACGGTGGGCCTGAAGATGAGGGCATGGGTTGGCCGCATCCTGCGGAGGTAACCGTCTTTGACGATGAGATGGGGCAGGAGTTGAACTTCTGTTCGTGGCATTTCTTTCAGTGGATGTTCGCGCAGGGGCACAGGGAAGTCTGTGTGATGGTGGTACCATGATATTGAATGCTTACTTCGTTGATGCAGGCGAAGCGGAGTACGATCCTCTCGACGGTGAGGTCTACGACTGTGCTGTCGTCCGAGCAACGGGCAGAGGACAGGCGCAGTACATCTTCTGGTTGAAGCATCTTGTCGGTGAGGGTGGACTAACCGAGTTCCGGTACCGGGTTCGACTGATCAAGAAGGACGTTATCGGCTCGGTGGGCAGTGTCGAGAACCTTGATCCTCTGTGGCAACTGACGTGTCCACTTCACTGGGGCGAGACCTGCTTGTGCGCGCACGTCGAGGTGGAAGTACTCGCGCCCTGCCAGCATCAGAGCGGGTGGATCGCTCGGTACGTCGTGGACGATGAGGACGCGGTAAGGATAAGTCACATCGCTGACCTAGGATGGCGTGAGTTGTTGACAGTCATCGGCAGCAGTTTAGTTGCCAACGCTGAGGCGGATTGATGGGACAGCTCCTCTACTACTTCTGGGTTGACGGCAAGCCTGTAACAAAGGGTTCCTGGTCTGCGTTCAGGAACTCGAAGACGGGGCGCATCAACTTCGTCGGACCCAAGGGTCTCGTCACGTGGCAGAAGGCGGTGCATGACAAGGCTTCTCAGACGGTGGGGGATGATCCCCTGCTAGACGGGGCGCTCGTGATTCGGGCGACCTTTTATCTGGGACGGCCGAAGTCAGCAGAGCGTGAGTATCCGTACGGTGAGCGAGACGGTGATGTCGATAAGTATCTGCGCGCTATCCTTGATGCGCTTACAGGGGTCATGTACAAGGACGACGCGCAGGTCATCCACGCACGGGCCACCAAGATCTGGGCCGCTAGTCCTAAGTGCCCGATGACCTCTAGTTCTAAAAACCTTGCCGCTAGTCCTAAGACCGGGGTGTACGTTCAGGTACGGCGTTATCACAGTCATGAGTCACTCTAGTGGAATCGGAACCATTTCGACTTAAACTCGAGACCGAGAACGACCTTCGGGAAACTCTCAAGAAGGGATTTGGTCTCACCTTTCCCGAACGTGGTTGTTGTCCAGAACACGTTGCTCCCTTTGACGCCCTGTGCGAGGCGTTCTTTGCACCGGCGCCTATCACTGTCTGGCACGCCACGCGCGGGTCAGGCAAGACGATGATGCTAGCGGCGTTGGCGAGTCTCGAGTTACTGGGTGGGTTTAACGTTGTGGTACTCGGCGGTTCGGGTGAACAGTCTCGGCGCGTGCACGAAGCAATGGGTTATGCTTGGCGACATGAGATCTCGCTCGGTAATTCCTACACGACGGCAACCGACATCTACCTGGCAACCGAGCCGGGGTCATGGGTCACGAAGACTAAAATAGGAAACTGGGCGCGGGCGTTGATGGCATCGCAGCGGTCGGCACGTGGTCCTCACCCTCATCGTCTGCGGTTGGACGAAGCCGACGAGATGGATCTCAGGATTCTGGACGCCGCTATGGGCCAGACATTGACGACTGACACGACGTTGCCAGCGCAGACTGTGATCGTCTCGACGCACCAGCACGAGTCGGGTACGATGACCGAGGTGCTCAAGCGGGCCAATGATCGTGGTTGGCCAGTGCGACGTTGGTGTTGGCGCGAGGTGATCAAGCACGATGACAATCCGGGCAGTTGGCTGCCGGCGTCTGAGATAGAACGCAAGCGCACTGAGGTCTCAGATTCGATGTGGCGCGTTGAGTACGAACTCGAGACGCCGAGCGAGGGTGGTTCAGTTTTTAGTCAACTGATGCTTGACATGCTGTTCCGGGGCGAGCCTCTGAACGATATGTTGAATCAGTACTATGAGATAGAGTCACCGAAAAAGGGCGCCAGTTACATTACCTCGGCAGACTGGGCGCGGAAGCGGGACTTGACCGCCATTGCAACGCTGCGAGTTGACTGTGCGCCGGCGCGGTTAGTGGCCTACGAACGACGGTGGCGCGAGCCTTGGCCACTACTGATCCGGCACTTCAATGACCGCATGACGCGGTACCCGGGCAAGGGAATTCATGATGCAACGGGGTTGGGCGACGTGGTAGCTTCATACATTGAAGCGCACGTCATTGACTACGTGATCAGCGGACGTAACAAGAGCAAGATGTTCATTGACTACGAGACGGCTGCCGAGAAGGGTGACATTGTTTTGCCGCGGGCGACGTCTCTCATGGCGGCTCATCGTTACTGTCTACGGAATGACCTGTATGGTACCGGGCATCCACCTGACGAGATCGTGGCGATTGCCCTGGCCTGGCAGGTGGCTGCAGGGAGAACGAAGTTCCACGGAGGCAAGCCGCTTCCGATCATTAGATTCTGAGGTGAAGTCATGATCTACCTTTCCGGGGTACTCGAGATTACGCTCAAGGGCGATCGGCAGGCGCTTGTGGTAGCGGCCTGGTTGAGAGAAACACAGCGGTATGGACCGGCTCCTGTCTTCTTGGCCTTCGACCCCGAGACTCATAAGCCGTTCACGTTCAGGCTTGACGAGATTGAACGCATCAACGCTGTGCTCGTGCGCTAGGAGGTGTTCGACATGGGCAAGACAAACGAGGAACCCTGCATACATCACTGGATAATCGGGACACCAAAGGGGCCGACATCAAAAGGTGTGTGTACGAAGTGCCACGAAACTCGAGTCTTTGACAACCGCAAGCCCGAGCACTACGACGAGACCACGCGGGCGCGGGTCAGCGCGGCGGCCAAGATATTCTGGGCCAAGCATCGTGAAGAGCGGGACGAGATCCTGTCTCGAGAGACGAGTGACCTGACGACCCGAATTCGTTAAGGACGGTCCTAGAACCTGCCTCTAATACCCGACGTGTATTCCCCTTGCCGGTTTTCCGGAGACGCCCTCTCGTTGACTACAGACGCTCAAATCCAGATATAGGCTATGCAAGTTGCTGGGTTTGTGTGTTAAAAACGAACTGTACCACTTCAGAGGCTCACATGTACCACCGTGAGTGGGCGTAAAAGTTGCACCACTACGGAGAGTCTACGGTACCACACTGGCTGGGTGCAAAATCCCAGCCTCTTCGGTGGCTCAGTTGGTGAGGCTGGCTGGGTAGTCAAATTCCCACTCACCGTAGTGGCTCAACTGGCGCACTGAGTGGGCGGTCAAAATCCCAACCTCTCGAGAAGGTCTCCGGCACTACACTGGCTGGGCGCAAAAATTGTGCCTCTTCAGTGCCGCAAATTGGTGCACTGGCTGGGTTCAAAAGTTGCACTACTCGAGAGGGTCAAAATTAGCGCACTGGCCCGGCACAAAAATTGCGTTACCGAAGTAGTGCAAAAGTAGCGCACTGGCTGGGCTTAAAAACGGTACTACTCAGGTGGTGCAATTTAGCGCACTGGCTGGGTTGAATATGGACGGCGCGGGCGTGGCTCGCCGAGGCGTGCGGGTACAGTAAAAGCGGCATGGCATCTGTGGGCAAATGCGTAGGTCAGTGGACCAAAACCCGGGACGGCCGCTCTAGGCGCGAGGTTAAACTAGGGTTGGCAGCCGGGCAGGGCGTCATTTATCCTGTTGTTAGGCACGTTGAGGGCCTGGTTAAGCGTGCTAGACGGCAGGTTAACCGCGGGTTGTTAACTGTGATACACTGGCACGTGGGATGGCGGCAGGCCGATGAGGGTGACTTTCGGGTCTTCATTGACGCTGATATTGACGGACCGGCGGGCGTGATGCGGTGTCATCCCTTGGCGACGTACGACGTGAGTCGTACAGGGGCCTCTGCCGACTTGTTCGGTCGGGATGAGGTTAGACTCATCGCGTGGATTGCCGCGGCGGCATACAACATGAGAGTAGAACTGGAGTTGTAAAGATGGCAGACGAAGAGGAGCCCAAGCGTCTTATCAAGGCCGTCTGGTGGGGGTCTGAGGCCAAGGCCTTCGTAGATCCCAACGACGAGGTGCGGTCTAAGCAGCTGACTGAAGACCCGTTCACGGGCATGGCGACGTACGGCACTCTGGTCAGGATGCCTCCTTACTCGCTGGAACAACTCGTGTTGTTGTCCGAGTCACACCCGATACATGCGGCGGCCTTGGAACAGAAGGCTGTTGATGTTATCGCGTCAGGGGTCGAATGGAATCCTCTGATTGAGGAAGCCAACGAGGTGTACAAAGACGAGATGCAGGCCTGGCTGGAGGGATTGGCGTGTGACGCCACGTTCATTGAGATCCTCGAGGCCATGTGGCTGGACTACGAGACAGTTGGCTGGGGAATTCTTGAGGTTGGACGTGACCCCAGCGGTATTGTGCGCAAGATGTGGCACGTACCGGCGCACACCGTTAGGGCGCATGAAGATAACAAGCGGTTTCTCCAGATGCGTGGCGGCAGGTTCATCTGGTTCAAGCGGTGGAACACCTTCGAGGAACAAATCTTGGCTAGCGACGGGCGCATGGCTTGGCAAGGCGTCGGGTTCGATAAACTTGCCAATGAGTTTCTTGTCTTCCGCAAGCCGTCTCGGCGGTCGACGTGGTACGGGATCCCGGCCTACATTGCAGCGTTGGGACACATCGCACTGGCCCTTGCGGCCCGTGATTACAACGTTAAGTTCTTCAGCAACGCTCGGGAACCGCGTCACTTGATCGTGATCAGCGGCGTTGACGAAGATAAGCTTGAACAACTGGCCAATAACCTGACCGAGGAACTCAAGACCCAGCATGCGGCTGGCGCGGATCCGCACCGTAACTTGATCCTGCCTATCGCCGGCGCTGGCGTGAACGTGACCGTGGAACGCATGACCCTGCCCCAGAATGATCTGCACTTTACGCGTCTGCTAGAATTGACTGACCGTAACATTCTCATCGCGCATCGAATGCCGCCCGACAGGTTGGGCTATGTAACCCGTGGTTCGCTGGGAGGCAGCGTGACAGCCGACATCATCTTCGCTTACAAGAACGGCGTGGTCTCCCCGGGACAAACTGTCCTGTGTGACCGGCTGAACAAGTTCTTGGCGGTGGAGTATCCGAAGGCCAAGGGACTACCCGCTAGTACCGACCTTCAGTGGGAAGCCACGCTTGAGTCTTTGGACCTGTCAGACGAACTCATGGACACCAACGTGATTACAATCCAGGTTAAGTCTAACCTCATTACACTGAATGAGGGGCGTTCTCGGTTGGGTCTAGGAGATCGCGACGGACTTGATGTCACGCTTGCTGAGTTCTTGGCGCAGTTCGGAGGCGCCCCTGTTGTGGCGGCTGCGACGGTAGACCATCCGTTGGGCCTACACATGGAGGAGGAAATCATCAAGCGACTCGAGGCCGCAGATGAACTCATGCAGGCCTTGAGTACAGACGTTGAGGAACTGATGGCGCGTGACGATACAGATCACTCCCACTAGGCGCAAGCAACTGAGGGCGCAGGTGTTCAAACTACACCAGCATCTTCAGTGGCTCTGGAAGGCCTCTCGAACATCGCACGTGAGTTGGGAGACTCAAGCGTTGCGGCGGCGTACAACTGAACTACGGGTTCAGGCCGCGGCTAAGAAGTTCATTGCGCACATGGATGATTCGCTCAAGATCTCGGGACTCGTGGTGGTGGCTCGACAGTTGTGGGCGGCGCAGGGCGCGACGCCGGCCAGTATGGCGAAGGCCAGTTATACCGATCTTTCGGCGCAGGTCAACGCCATCCTAGGTCCAATGGTTGCTGACGCCATGGACGTGTCACCAGAGGAACTCAAGGCAGCGTTGGCTGGGGCGGCGCAGGCTGGTTCGCTAGCCGCGGCTGGGGACCTTGGTCTAACGCAGGTAGTGTGGACCGACACCGAGGCCATGTGGCGAGAACTGTATCCTGGTCTTGTTAGTGACTCTGAGGCTATGCTTGGCAACGTTGCCGGAACCCACGCGCAGGACGTGGCCGGTATGTTGGTCAACGCAACCGACCCGCGTAATCCGATGACGATCGCGCAGGCGGCCGGGCAGGTAAAAGATCAACTGGGTGACGTCGCATCATGGAAGGCTGAGCAGATCGCACGTACTGAGACTGCCCGGGCCTACGGTGAGACGGCGTTGAACACCATGAAACAAAATGGCATCGATGAGTATCGGTTACTGACGGCCGCAGGGTCGCCAGCAGCGAGCATTAACCCGGTATGCGATACTTGTATGGACGCCGCGGCAGAGGGCTGGGTAGATATTGCGACGGGCTTTCGGACCGGGCCGATGCCGCCGTTTCATCCTAACTGCCGATGCGACGTTGGAGCTAATACTCAGGGTTGGTTACCGCCACCGAGCTCGGTGTCAATTCCTGAGATGGGCTTGGTGGATCCACAGGGAATGTTGCTGACAGATGCGAGTAACCAGCTCTACAATAGTACAGAGGCTGTGGCAGAGCAGATCAATGCGGCGACCAGACAAACATTGAGTCAGACTCCAGAGGGCCGCGATATGTTGGACGCGATTGGAGCATACGCTCAGCACATGGATGGTGCTGGAAGAACTCGGGACATGGCTACTCACATACTTCAAGGCCAACCAGAGTTTGATAAGGAGTATGCAGATCGTGCGCGGATACTTCTAAACACGATTAGCAAACAGCCTCTTCAAACAGAACCCGTTTATCGGGGCCTGGAGTTTCCCACCGCAGAGGTTGAAAAGTCTTTTGTAGCGAAACACGTTGTGGGAGAAACCATTGATATTCCTCTTGGTTCGGCTTCGTACTCAGAGGGACATGCCGGTGGGTTTTTGCCGGAACTAGACGCGCTCAGAGCCAATCCTAATTTGGCAGGTGGCGTGGAATATGTAGTTGAGGCTCATCGAGGACTACCAATTTCTGCGGCTTCTCAAACGATATGGGAACACGAGGTCATCTTGAGCGGTCAATTTGAAGTGGTGTCGAGCGAACAGGTTTCTCGATGGGCTGATCTACCGTTTATGGTAACCAAGATCACCTTAAAACAGGTAGATGTTTTTACAGTGCCGTCAGCGGTCGAATAGGAGACGTCAGCATGGCCGTAGAATACAGGCCCTCACCTAAGGTCATTCGAGATGCTTGGAAGGCGTTTGTCGAGGATCATGCGGCGCATAAGACTACGCCGCCAGTTAAAGCGAGGCGCCGCGCACGAAGAGGCGCACAGCGAACCGCCGGACGGAGAAGATGATACAATGTACTCAGTGGGATCTCTAACAGACGGCACGCGGGCGCCCGTCAAACGTACGACACAGGAACCACAGCGGCACGGCAATCCTTTCATTGTGCCGGTTGAGGTGCCTGTGCGTCCTGTTGTTTTGCCACGGCCTGTACGGGAAGACACACGAGAGAAGGCGCCGGCGTGAGCGATACCAGAGGCGAGAAACGCGAACGCCGGCTCGCCAACCGACGCAAGATGCGGACAGACGGAAAGTCTTGTATCTTGCTTGATCGGCTCGGACAGAGACGCGCCGAGCAGGCGCGGCGAAAGCAGGAGGCGGTAGTTGACGACCGAAGGCGATGAGCGCCTGCTTGAACTGTTAACAGCGGCGCAGATGACCGGCTGGACACGTTCGATGGTCATCTGGAATACCGTGGGAACGGTGGCCGGCGCGGTCGTGGGACTGTCTGCGTTGGCGATCGCGTTGCTGGCGTTGTTCAGTTGAGGTTGGGATGCAGATAGTTTTCAGAGAGTGGCGTGTACGGATCGTGCCCGAGACCAGACTGCCGATCCTTCAATCGTCGTATCAATCGACTTTCTGGGACGGTCCCGAACTAACAGCTGATCAACCGCCCGAAGATGATCTAAACGTGAATCGCCTGAGTCAACTGCACGGCATTCACGTAGTCAACGGTGACTACCCGCTGCCGTACATGCAACCGCTGTTTCTGAAGACTATGCGTTCGCATGGTGGCTGGCCTTGGGTTATGCTCCTGGTGGTCGGTGCACTTGATGTCAGCGGCAAGGTAGTCGAACACGCTGACGGCGTCCTGCGGGCCGAACACGTGAAGATCCTGGCGCTCAGGGTAGACGAACGGGTCTGGGTGCGGCCTCCTTGTGGGCACGATGAGTATGGCGTGTACTCTGGACTTCGGCAGGACTGCTGGGTATTGCGACGTCTTTGTGGTGGCCAGACCAAGTGCCGCCATGACCTGCCTATGCCTGACGAGTTCCTGTACGGCATGTCGGCGGAACTTCAATTTCGAACTGACCTGGCATGGGTAGAACAGAAGTTGTGTGAGCGGTATGAAGTACCACGGCTGCCGGCCGACGCCGGACCGTGGGCAAGGCGTGAGCCACTTCAGTCTGCGGTGGCAGAACCTCAGTGGTAAGAAGTTCTAACCCCAAAGGCTTGTGATATGACGATACGTGTGTGGACGAATGCCACGCGACCGGTGAGTCCAGGCGAGGATCTTCTCGGCTTCAACGATGAGGAACGAAGACACGAACTCTATACGTTGGCGGAGGATAAGTGGTACTTCGCGAAGTACGGGTGGCAGGTCCCAATGCCCCCCCCCCCCGATCCTGCCCTGTTCACAGAGGACTTTGAAACTGACTGGTTCACTGCTTTGGGGTTTGATCCGCTCATGACTGAGGGCTTCGACGTAGGTTGGCCGCTGGCGATTGAGGGCTGGGCACAACTTGCTGTTGATGGTTTTGAGATCGGGTGGTACAGTCTACGGGAGTTCGATGCCCGATTAGTTGCAGAAGGATTTGAAACGGGATGGTTTGTTGATCACCCGTTCAGTCCGTTGTTTGCAGAGGGATTTGAGGGAGTGTGGTAGGCGATGGCTAAGACAGACTGGACAATTACCGGCAGTGGGGGGCAGGCGATCGTTGACGAAGGCGGTTCGAAACGATGTCGATTGTCTGGTTCAAAACTGATGTTGTGGACCGGACGTAGCGATCTGGCCAATTCCGAGGTCGTGGCCTCGTTGCTTATGGGGGTTGATACCAATACGCGCGGCGGATTAGTATTGCGTTCTGACCCAACAGCGCTTAACTGCTACCGATTGCGAGTCTACGGTCCGCGAACCTACTACGTTCAGAAGGTAGTTAACGGGGCCATTACGACGCTCGCGACTATCGTCTCGGCACAGTCATACTACTCCTACATTAGGACGCGCTTTCGCGTTGATGAATATCAACTTTCGGTCGAGGAGTGGGTTGGTGGAGTGTGGGTTCTGGTTACGGCCATTGAGGACACTGAGCAGTCGTTGTCACAGGGCCGTGCTGGAATCTACGGCGAGTCAGCCAGCACGAGTTATGCCGTGACCTTTGACGAGGTCGCTATTTCTGAGAGGGTGTAGCAGATGGCAACACTTGATCTAGCGAGTATTACGCCGCGTCAATTGCGACGTCTCTTTCCGGTTGAACTATTGGCGTTGCATCGACAGACTCACGAGGCCTACACAGACGCGGTGTCGAACGGGCGCGCGGTAGAGGCCATTGTGACGGCACATGATTGGATTGCGGCCGAGATGACACGGCGCGGGATGAAACACCAGACGCCGATCGAGGCGGGTCAACCTCAGTATCCAGCGCCTAACTTTAAGGAACGCGATCTGGTCCTCGTACCGGACTACGTATCAGTCGTAGGTAGTGCGACGCGCCTGGGGTTGGATGAGGCGCATGACCTTGATGTGCTGATCCGCGACGACGTTGACCAACCGAAGTACTGGCGCGAGAACCTGTACCTGTTGGTCAGGCGAATGCTGGATCCAAACAAGACCGGCAAGGATCTGCATCTGTTGTTCAATCCACAGGGACCGCATGACGGACCTTACATGCCGCTGTTCGACCTGGTGTTGCGCGTGAGTGACGGTGAGGTTGAACTGATCAAGGCCTCTGGTGGACTGCGCTTTACGCTCATGGGCACGACGCAGCATCCTGGACTACTGGTGGAGTGTGGTGGCCGGCGCGTGATGCTTGATAACGGTGCGCCTACGGGTGACATTGACGCCTGGCTCGTGACGGACCCGCAGCATATCGGAATGCGCGAGATCCGTGATACCGCAGAGGGGCACAACGCGGCTCCGGTCGTGAGTTTCTTCTACTCTGGCGACGTGTCAATTGAACCTCGGGCGGTGCGGCACAAGGCACACGAGACTTACGCCTACGTTGTTACGGCCGCTAACCGCAAGGTCGTGTGGGCTCCGCGGTTCCTCGAGTTTCCGGGTATAGCCGATGGTGCGGACCTCATGTTCGCAGGGGCGATGGCCTGGAATCGAACAACTCGGTTTGCAGACGGTGGACACATGGCTCTACTGACTATCGCCGAGTTTGCTAAGCGGCATGAAGTTAAGCGACTGGTATTTGTGGGTGCAGGACGGACGGTACTCGCGGCACTTAAGGCTGGCGAACGTATTCCGTTCGGCGAAGTTGCGCATGACGGCGACACGTTTCAGATGCGTTCAGCGGCGCTGGCCCGGTTGGCGCGACCAGAGGAACCACCTGAGGCGCCGTTTACAAAGATCACGCTCAAACCCTATACACGGTACCAGGCACAGAAGCCGACAATGCTGGGGTACACTGACTTCAAGGACGTGACTGAGTTGTGGAAGGACTGGGGCGAAAAGAAGGTCACCGAGCAAGGTTCTCTGCTTGTGTCACCCAAGGTCGACGGACTACGTGCGATGTTTCACGGGGCACCGGGGAAGGACCCGCTGATCTATCTGGAAGACGCTCAGGAGGATCGCTCAAAGCAGGTACCTGACCTGGTTGACCAACTCAAGAACGCAGACACGACCTACATCGTAGAGGGTGAACTCTGTGCCAAGGCCGGTGGCAAGTTTCTGGCCCGGCCGGACGTTCTGTCGGCGTTGGCCGGTAACGTGAAGGCTGACTTCTACGTGTTCATGTACGATGTGTTGTATTTCAACGACGTTGACGTTCACACCGAACCGTTCGTTGACCGACTCGAGTACCTGAAGGCGTGGAAACGGGCGGTCGGCGGCAGCCGGTTTATCGTACTGCCGCAGGTCTCGGTCAAGACAGAGGCCGAGCTTTTTGCGGCTACCAAGAAGGCACTGGCGTTCCCGGGTCCGGCAGTCGAGGGCATCGTGACGCGAACACTGTCGATGCCTTACACGTTCGGCGCCACCGATGACTACGCCAAGAGCAAGATCTACGTGGAACTCAAGGTTGTGGTCATTAAGCCTATTCCAGTAACCAATGGTTGGGTCTACGAGTGCGGCCTATCGGTGCCGCTTGACTCGCCCCTAGCGGGTCTAATGGAACTCGATGGTGACGGCGTTTTCCCGCTAGGCAAGACCTTCGTAAGCAAGGAGAAACTGGCCGAGATCGGTGACACGCTGAACGTGGGAATCGAGGAGTTGCTTCTCTATCCCGACGGCACGGCTGCCTGGGGCAAGCCGACACCGCTGGGTCCTGACAAGTCGCGCGGTCCTTACACGTTGACCCAGGCCATTAGTCTGTGCCGGCGGTTCGGCGTGTTGAAGGAGATGCTCAAGAAGGACGACGATGACAACGAGCCGGACGAGGCTCGAATGTCGGTCGCCGGCGGTAGCAAGCCGGTATTGCCCTACGGTCCGAACGATGCGGCGTTGGCGATTGTGGGCGATGGTCCTGGGAGGATTGAACGTCAAGAAGGACGGCCGCTGGTTGGGCCGAGCGGTATCTTCCTGCGCAAGGTTCTGACTGGCATGGGCGTGGACCCCGAGCAGGTCTGGTGGGCCAACGTTTATGACGGTAGCGGCGAGGGCACACTGGAGGAACGCGGTACACTTATGCTACGACAACTCGACAAGTTGCCGCACCTAAAGGCAGTACTCGCCATCAGCGCGATCGCGGCTGGGGCGCTGACGGGTGAGATACTTCCGTCGATTGACGAGTGGCGCGGGAAGGACTACAAGACGCCCGGGGGCACACCGATCGTCGTGACCTACCACCCGAGTGCGCTTCTGCGTTCGGGTCAGAAGCAGTCTCAGTTCTATGGTAAGTTCCATGGCGACGTGGCAGACGCGGTAAAACTGGCTGGCATTTCTAAGTTGAGTCCGGTACATGCAGCAGCGAGTAACGACGACGAGACCAACGGCGAGACATACTGGCGCGCAGGTTGGTTCGACGCATTGCCTTCTGATGGCAGCGGGCGTTACGTCTACCAGCATCACTGGCGTGGACTCGGCGCGGACGAGGCCAAGTTGCTAGAGGCCGACCTGCTTAACACTGACCACTCGCTGCACGGCGATGCGCGGTTCGAGGGCGACGATGCACTGTTCGGGTTTACGGTCTTTCTCGGTAAGGTCACCGATAACAAGGGTCTGCCGAATCACGACCGGTTGATTGACTGGAATCCAGATGACAACCTCCAGGGTACGTGGAAACTGGCCCAGCCGAAGGGATGGCTGGACGTCGGCGTTGGTAAGCCGTACTCGAGCGCTCCGGCAGAGGTGGGTGCGACGTCCCAGAAGTGGGCGCGGTTCTTTGCACAGACGACGGGACACTACCGGCTGGGTTGTGCTCGCGAACACATGCTCGAGTTGTTCATGCAGGACGGTAAACTCAAGGGCCGTCTTGTCATCATGTTTGCGCCGATGGGCGGCGGTCAGCGGGTGTGGTTGGTTGACAGACCGACCGGTACCGTGCCCTACGCCGCGGCGCACAAGTTGGCAGACGTTATCAAGGAACTACGGGGCAAGGACCAGAAGTACCTCGTGTGGGGTGACGAAACACACGGCCCGTACTTCATTACCCTGGCCGATCACGGCGATGACCTACTCGCGGCGTTGGACATCAAGGATGTTGATCAGTGGGCGGTTCTTGATGATATGGTGGGCAAGGGTCGGCGTACAACCAAGGCAGCCGGCATGAAACTAACGCTGTTGGGCGTGGGCGCAGAGGACTCGCCGAAGTACAAGCCGGCCGGACTGCTGGTAGAATGCGGCGACGTGCGCGTGATGTTTGACGGAGGCAAGAACAGCATCGGCAAGAGCGAACCCGATGGCGCTCTGGATGCTTGGTTGTGGACCGACTCTGGCGATGAACAGACGGCAACACGTCGAGCCATGGCGAAGGCACACGGCACGGTCGGGCGCAACAGTTCCTTCCGCAAGGGCGGCCTGGCGATAACCATGGAGCCGACCAAGCACACAGGTCACAAGACGTTTGGCTACGTGATTGACGACGGCAAAACTCAGGTCGTATGGGCACCGGAGTTCTTCGAGTTTCCGGCCTGGGCCAAGGACGCGTACATCATGTTTGCTGACGCCGCGAGCTGGGGTCAACCGATTCATTTTGCTGGCGGCGTAGGCGGTCACATGAACGTGCTTCAGGTAAGTCAGAAGGCGAAGGCCGCAGGCGTTGAACGGTTGATCTTTGCACATATCGGGCGACCCACAATCGATGCTCTCAAGGCCGGCGAGAAGGTAGACTTCGGCGAGTTTGGTAGCGACGGACAGACGCTCTCGAACAAGGCCGAGGACCAGCCAAAGCTGCTGGCGTGGACAGATGTTGACGCCAAGATTGACGGCGAGTTCTTTACGAAGTTTGTCAAGGCCACTGACGAGAAACGGTACACCTTTGGCATTCTCTACAAGGCGACCGATGACCAACTCAAGGACCCTGAGTTCGATGCGCACAACGAGGCCGTGACGGCAGACACGCTTCAAAATTCTCAGTGGAACTACGTGCGTTCTAATGACCGGAACATCTATCTCCAGCACGGACTCGTCACGGGTTCTATGACAACGATCGGCGAGTGGGTCGACATCGTGTCTTGGCCGTTTGAGACCAAGATTGACATGGATTTGCCAACAGGCGAGCATGTTACTCACGTCATTCCGGCGAACAGCGTGTTCATGGGGGTCGTGTGGAACGACCTCGGATGGCGATTGGTCAAGGAAGGCAAGATCCGCGGCTACTCAATGGGCGGATGGGCACGTCGAAAGGCATTCCCTGTATAAGGAACTGATGCTCATGACTCAGATCGGCGAAACAAAACTGGACCGGGTAGAAGTCGTCGGGATGCTGCGACAGTGCAGCGATGATAACCTACTTGAGGTGCATCATCAGATGCGAACTGCGCTTTCCACTCTGACCAAAATGGAAGCGCCAACTGAGAATGCCGCGGCCGTACGTGATCTCGTTTTGGCTGAGTTGGCGAGCCGTGGTTACAGGTACGAACCGGCTCCAGAGACAGTTGTCGAATCGCCTGTTGAACTACCTGTCGCTGATAACGAAGGACCCGAACCGATCATCCTGGAGGCTGGACCGTCCAGCGAGAGTATCATCGGCCCACCCGGCCCTCCTGGCGAGAGCATCGTCGGACCATCCGGTCCTCCCGGTAAGAGTGTCGTTGGTCCGAAGGGCGATATGGGTGATACTGTTGTCGGTCCGCCTGGTCCTCCATGTGAGACCGTGGTCGGCCCACCCGGCCCTCCTGGCGAGAGCATCGTCGGACCATCCGGTCCTCCCGGCGAGACCATCGTTGGACCACGGGGCGAGAAGGGCGACAGCATCGTTGGTCCACCAGGTCCGCCTGGCGAGACCGTGGTTGGTCCGAAGGGTGAACGCGGGCCTGTAGGACGTGGTATAATAAACGTGGGTGGTGGTGGGTTCGCAGTAGATAAGACACCTCAGCCTGGTGACGTGGTGATCCGGAGCGCCAAGCATACTTGGACAACGATCCCGAAGAGTGAGTTGATTACGGCTGGGGAGGGAATTGTCTCTGATCCGCCGTCGGGTCAGTGTCGGGTTCTTAACATCTACGCTACGCCAGACGGGAAACTGGCCGTGGACTGGGACGATACACCGGTAGGTTAACCTAGTGGGGTGCTTTTCCTCAAAGCTCAAGGAGAAACGAAATTGGCGCCACAATTGATGATTTTGGATCCGAACGCTGTTCCGCTGACGGGTGACGAGATGATCGTTGCAATCAACGCGGGCTCTGACATCATTGACCGCGCGGGTTCTGTTGATGCGGCTGCTCGGCCAATCACTGCCGGCGAGGTAACCAACACCGAACTCGACGACAGTGCAGCAAAGGACAACCTCGACGCGATGGCAGACGCTGACCGCGTGTACATCAAGACTGACCCAGGGGTGGGTGAGTTCGCAGTGTACGCTATCGAAGTCGACGAAGACACCAAGCTCGCCGTCAAGTGGGATGACGGTCTGTAGACCGTATCCGCGAACAGGAGAAACAACAATGGCTATGCAGGTAATGACCCTGAACCCGTTGGCGTTTGCGGGTGATGGCGACGCTCTAATCGCCGCGATCAACGACGTAGGTACTACAGAAGTCATCGACCGGGCGAGTTGTGTGGCTGCGGCCGCACGGCCTATCGGAGAGGGTGAGGTGGTTAACTCCATGCTCGCCGTGACCGCGATCCACGATAACCTCGATGCCATGGCTGATGCAGCCCGTGGCTACCTCAAGACCGACCCCGGTGAGGGCGAGTTCCCGGTCTACTCTATCGAGATCGATGCAACCAGTCAACTCAAGGTTGATTGGGATGATGGCGAATCCTAGTCTCGGGTACTGAACCCAAAGCGTAGGGAGAGGCGGTGCTTGATTGCGCTTCCTCTCCCTATGAATTCTTTGAAGGGTAAAGATGGGTATTCAAGAGACACACTTTGAGGACCTACCCGACACGGTACCGGCCCACAAGATACTCGTGGGACCCCGGGGCGATCTGGCTGCTAAGTTCACGGTTGCCAACCATTGCTACCTAGTACGTGTAGACCACGCATATCTCTCCGTAGGCGACATCTACTTTGACATGGTGGCATGGGTCAAGGTTGGGACTCCTGCCGACGCACAAGGAATCATCTTCAAGGGGGTCGATGTTCTTACCGGCCCCGATTTTGAGTATGCGCTTCTGGTGAGTGGGAGCAAGTTCGTCTTTCGGGCGCGCAACCTGGCAAACACTGCTACTGCGAACGCCACGGCTACTACCTTCGGCGATGTTCCAGCGGGTACCTGGTGCATGGTGCACATGTATCACGACCCTACCGGAAACGTGATAGGTATCTCGGTCAATGCAGGGACGCACGATACGACCGCGATCGCTGGGATCCGTGATAGCACTGGAGACTTCCAGGTCGGGCGTCACGTCAGTTCCGGCATCAGTTACTGGTTCGGCGGCGACGTCGGTCCGGTGGCCATCTGGAAGCCGACAGGCGTCAACCTGACGGCGGCACAGTTGACCTGGCTCTACAACGGAGGCATAGGACGGGACTTCGCTGAACTGGGAGTGGCTGGGGATGACGGGCAGTATCTGATCGAAGACGTGGGCGTGAATCATCCTCTACAAACCTGGTGGCAGTTGGATGAGGTGTCTGGTACAAGAGTTGCTTGGACGAACGCTTCCGTCTGCTCGCTGACGGAATCCGGGGGAACGATCTCGTCAGAGGCCGGTCTTTCTGTTAATCCGGGCGCGCTGACAGTTCGTGTGCCGATTCCCACAGATCTTCCTGCTGAAATAGCGGTCGATACGATCACGGAGAAGACGCCGGCCGCAGGCGTTCTGGTTGATGGCTCAAAGATCAAGGATGGGTTTTTCTGGCCAAATCCCACGTCCTGGCCGAGTGCAAAGTTCGGGGTTCAGTCCGGCTTCTTGTACTACATGTACGATGCGAACACCTACCTCATGTACTACGTGGCCCAGGCCAAGTGGCTCATCTACATAGCAGGGGCCGAGCAATTTACAGTCACCGCGTCGGAGATCAGCGCGTACAACAAACCTATCCGGAGCGTGACTGACCCTACGTACGCTCAGGATGCGGCTACCAAGAACTACGTTGACACGAAGGCCGGCAAGGTGCGTTCGATGTATCCCCAGCCCGTGGCGTCTGTTGTGGCTGCTCCTTCAGGCCAAGCGCTACCTGCAAATGTTACTTCTGCAAACGTGGGTGTAATTCAGGTACCCAAACCCATTGTTGTCGCCAAGATTATGTACTATATCAACTCTGGTGGGGGTGCAACGAGCGCCATTAGGATCGCTCTCTACTCCGAGGATGGGCAGACAAAGTACTGGGATAGTCCCGTGGACGTGTGCGGGGCCGGTACTGGTGTTAGAACAATTACTCTTGCATCTCCTGTGGCGCTTAGGGCCGGGAACTACATCATTCTCATCTGTCATTCGGTCTATGCCACGAGTGCTAAGAACATAAATGTTCACAGCTGTAACATTGACTACTATCCCCACATTGCCAACGAACCCGATCTAGAAGGCGTGCTAACGATCGTGGGCGGCGCGGCACCGGCCACGATAGACCCCGTGAACTTTACCGCGTGTTCGCCCTGGAAGACTCCGTTTGTTCGATTCCTGGGGACGGCGTAGTCTAAAGCACACGAGATATCCCCGGTTAACTTTTACCTACTCGGTTAGTGAAACTCCCTTGGCTTTTTGTCTTCCAACCCTTTACAAAAGAGGGTACAGTAGACATAGGAAGGCCAGGTATCGCATGGTCAAAATTTCTTTCAAAATTCCCTTCCAGGGTTGTAACAGCGGGCCTCCTCGAGCGTCTTATATATAGGAAGGGAAATACAGAGGAAGATATGAAGACGCAGCAGACACGGCAAACAGAGACTCGGCGGTGCGAGTTCCGAGTGAGCCAGAAGGGTTACCCGCACGGCGAACAGTGTTTCCGCAACGGCAGGGTTCAGATGACGAAGACCTGGTTCAACGGCGTCACGACCCGCAAGTTCGTCTGCGGCACCTGCCAACGAAAGCTCCAGCGGGAAGGCTGGACAGAGGAGGTCAAGTAAGATGGCGGCTACCATAATCGCAAAGGGGCCCTGCGCCCGCTGCGGCGAACGCTTTTTCATCGTTGACCTGGACCACACCGCCTTTAAGGTTGCCGACGGTCTCGTCCACGCAAGTTGCCTGCGGCCGGGTGAGGAAGGCCGCCCAGTGATTGACAGGAAAGATTGGTACGACAAGCCTGTTGATTGTCCTGACAACGCAACACGGACGCCGAAGGCCCTGGGGCCCTGCCCCAAGCGCGGTTGTTGCCAGGCTTGCAACGCTTGCCAGCGGTAGAAGGAGGAAATCGGATGAGCAGCAAGACAGACCAGATCGAGCGCCAGTTGGCAGAAGGCGGGGCCTATCCCGACCGCATCATCGCTCACAAGGACGGGACATTCAGCGCCTGGTGGGCCTACTTCTACAGGTGTGGAAAGTCGGCCGAGAAGTACGCCGAGAGGATTCTCGCGGCGGTGCCTGGGGCGGTCGTTGTGGAGGCATACGAAGACTTCCACTCGTGGCCAACCACCAGTTACTTCAAGGTTAAGTTCATTCTGAAAGAGGTCAAGTAGAGATGGCGGCGAAACTTCTGGATGCGACCGGCAAGGCCATTAGGTGCTCAGAGCACATCTTTGGCGGGCGTGGCTGGAGCCACCAGTGCACCAACGACGCGACGGTGTTACGCGATTATAACCGTTGGGGTGAGTGCGAATCGTCCAAGGCCTATTGTACCATCCATGATCCCGAGCGACGTCGGGCACGGCGCGAGAAGCGCGATGCGGAACAGCGGGCAAAGATAGAGCGTACATTGCGTAGTCGTGACGATACCAAGGCCAGATTGCTCAAGCGAATTCTGGCCGGCGTCGAGACCGAACAGGATGCCGAGAAACTCTTCGATGACGTTAGCGGCTACGGTTACCGCATAGCCCGTGGCTATTAGAGGAGGACAAGCGATGAGTCAAGGTTTCAAGGGACTGTACAAGAAGGCTGCAATCGCTGGACACGCGGCGGCGAAGGCTGCGACGCCCACCCCCATGGTGGTCGGCACGGCCGTGGGACTTACCGACGAGATTGACTCCACGAAGCCCAGGTACTTCGTTCCCGAGGGCGTCTGTGGTTTCGCATGGATCATCGTACGCCCGGGTAACTGCCGATTCGCCAACTGGCTCAAGCGGCAGAACCTGGCTAAGCACGACAGCTACTACGGCGGTGTCACGATCTGGGTCGGCGAGTACGGTCAGTCAATGACGCGCAAGGAGGCCTACGCCCACGCCTTTGCCACGGTCCTACGCGACGCGGGCATCACGGCTTACCCCTACTCGAGAATGGACTAAGAGGTGCGAACAATTCTGAGCGGTAGGTCGCCCTACGCCGTGTGGCGAGGAGAACAGTGGAACGGCTTCCAGTGGCTCGGCGTTCCGCTCTTTACGAGTTACAGTCTGAACGCGGTGCGAGACTTCGCCCGGGGTCAACCCAATGAGATCAAACCACTGGGGATCGGTCGCGGAAAGCGGACCTGGTTGGAGACGGTTCCGGCCGAAAACAGTCTGCAAATTGGTTCGAAAATCTTGTAACAGTGGACTTCCTCGAGCGTCTTACTTAATAGGAAGGGAAATACAGAGGAAGACAATGAACATCAAGCGTGGTGCAGCAGTCAAGGTAACAGGATGCCTCTGGATGCCTTACAACGAATGCCGGGGTTACATCACCATCGTTCACCAGGACTCGGGTACAGCGGTTGTTCAGTTCAACAAGAAGGTAAGCGACATTCGCCACACCTACTCTTCCAAGTGGATGGTGCAGTTGAAGGACCTGACAGTCCTAGAAGGCACCGAGGCCACTGAGGCGATAGCGGCCGGGAAGAGGCAGGCTGCCGAAGACAAGGCACAGTACGAACGGTCTCGGCCTTTTCGGCGGTTCATGAGGAGAATGTAGATGAACAACAAGGCTGAGTACGAAAAGACCAGGGCGTCTAGCCACTACGCCGAGTCCGAGGAAGACGGTTTCACTTGGTTGATGCCGATCGGTGGACACCTCTACGCCCGCAACGGCGCCGAACGCCCGACCTATATCAAGTGCCAGACCTGCGGGGCGGTTCTCCGATACAGCAGCACTTACAGCTTCGGCGATTGGGCCGTGCAGCACCTGCCGGGTCATCTGACGGGACGGGTGGTTGAGGTAGTGGGTTTCGAAGGTAACCGCGAGGACGAAGACGTGGTCGAACAGGGCGGGTTGGAATGACAGACGTCGCCAGTCGACCTAACAGCCGGGCAACCAAGAATGTGGTCTACCTCATTCATTTCGATACACCTTACAAGCACGCTCGGCACTATCTCGGCAGTACCAAGGATCTGACGGCGCGACTCGAACGACACGCCCACGGCAACGGGTCGCGGTTGATGCAGGTCATCACCAATGCCGGAATCACGTGGCGGCTCGCCCGGGTGTGGAAATGCGACGGCGTCTGGGCCGCGCGGAAACTTGAGAGTCATATCAAGCGGCACCACAAGAACGTGGGGCGCACGCTCTGCCCTATCTGTCAAGCGGAACGGAAGGCGAAGTAAGATGGCTATTCCGCGTAATGACATCTACTCCGTGCCACCCTGGGGCGACCGTTACTACAAACGTCTAGAGAGTCCGTCGCACCGACGCGGTCATTTCGACGGTTATCCCTGCGCCATCTGCGGAAAGGACATTCCAGTCAAGTCAGTGGCGCACGGAGGCATTATCACGATTGATGGCGAGTGGACAACTGATCCAAACCACCCCGACAGTCAGGGCTGGTTCCCCGTTGGCAGCCAGTGTCATCGGAAGTACGTGGTTAAGAACGTGGTCCTATGTCAGTGTGGGCATCCTCGCAGTTTCCACTCCAAGTATCGCCGGGGATTGTGGAGTTGCTCAGCAAGCACTGGCTGCAACTGTACCTGTTACTGGCCGGAGGCGAAGTAGAGATGCCAGGACGCAGGGGCCATGAAGCCAAGAGAGGGTTGCACGTCGGCAAGAAGGACCATTACAAGCGGACTCCCAAGAGACAGCGTGGTCAGATGCACGTAAAGAAGGAGGCGAGCCGTGGCTCGGTTTGAGGTAGATGTTGAGGGCATGAAGGAACTTCAAGGCGGACGTGACCTGTGGCGTCTCGTCAAGGAACTACCGGTCAACGTCTTTGACGAGTGTGCTCGCGATGACGTGGTGCAGCGACCGACGGTCTGTCACGTTACGGCGAACCCGATCAAGGGCCGGCGCGCCGTGCGGGTGACGGTAGAGGACGACGGGCAGGGCTTCCAGCATCTGGAAGACGCCTACACCCTTTTCCGCAGTACCCCCAAGCGCGGGCAACCGGAAGTGGCCGGTCGGTTCAACATGGGTGAGAAGGAAATCATGGCCCTGGCTTATGAGGGCCGAATCGAGACGACCAGCGGAACAGTCGAGTTTCCGCGCAGCGGCGATCGCAAGGTGAGCAAGCGTCGGAAGCGCGCGGCTGGGACGTACATTGCATTGGATCTGCCGGCGAAGGTCGACGAGATCCAGGCCTGCGTGACGATGTTGCGCCGGCTTGTTCCACCGCTCGGTCTCAGGTTCACGGTCAACGGTGAGGAGATCGGGCGACCACAGGAGATTGCCCGGACCCAGTCTTGTCTCAACACGGTCATTCAGACTCGCCCGGGCGAACCACTTAAGACAGGGTACCGCACGACTGATATCGTCATCTACGAACCGGCAGACGAGGGCGCCTGGCTCTTTGAGTTGGGCTGTCCGGTACAGCGCATCGAGGCCCCTTACTCGGCCGATGTTCGGCAGAAGGTGCCGATGCCACCGGAGCGAGACACGGTCTCGAACTACTTCCTCCAGGACATCTACGCCGCGGTTCTGAACGCTACGGTTGACCTGCTAACAGTCAGTGATACCGGCGAAGACTGGATGAAACAAGCGCTTGAGGACAGTGATACCCGCAGCGAGACGGTTCAGAAGGCAGCGCGCCTGCGGTTCGGCGACAAGGTGGTTCTTTGGTCATCCAATCCGGTGGCCAACGAGGAGGCTATCGAGGCCGGGTATGTAGTGGTACCTCCGCAGGTGTTGTCGAAGGCGGAACGCGAGGGATACAAGCGGGCTGGTTTTAAGTACTCGTCTGACGAGTTCGGTGTCACACCAGTCAGTGTGGACGAAGTGAAGCCGGACGAAGACATGCTCCGTGTGGCTGCCTATGCCCGGGCGCTGGCGCGCCACCTAGTAGGCTTAGATGGTCTTACGGTGCGATTCTACAGGTTGCCGCGCGCGAAGTATGTAGCGACCTACCGGGTTGGACTGCTGTCGTTTAATGTGGCGACACTGCCTCGGGACTTCTTTGGACGAATCACCGCGGACGTGACCGACCTGATCCTGCACGAGTTGGGGCATCACGGGCCGGACGGCGAGGACCTTCCGCACGGCCGTGCCTACGTTAACCGATTGTCGGCGCTGGGCGCGCGGTTGTTTCACATCATGTTGGAAGACTATTCAGACGACATTGCCGAACTCAAGGAACACCTTCGCTGGACTGACCAGAGAGGCAAGAAGAAGGCCGGCGAGAACCCATCAAATGCAACCCTATAGGAACGCCCTGCCGACTTTCCAGAGACGCTTTCTCGTTGATTCTGGCGAGGCTAGGATTACGCCCTTAGAGCGTCTGTGGAAGCCCAGAGGGTTCCGGGGTTCTAAAACGCCACTAGTGTCAAAAGGCAGAGATGCAAGCGGATTCTCGAGCGTTCTGCGGTCTCTAAGGCGCCTTCCTGAGCGTCATTTTAGCCCATCAGCGAGGCCTGTAGACGCTTGCAACTGCTCCGTATCTAGAGTCTCTAGAATCCACATCCTGAGCAAATTACAGGCGGTTCATGCGGTCAAGGTAGCGCATGGATAGACGGTCTAAAATAGTCTGCAAATTCCTCCCAAACCCTGTAACAGGGGACTTCCTCGAGCGTCTTACTTATAGGAAGGGAAAAAGGGAGGAAACGAAAATGTTAAACACAAACACGGCAGCCGGCATCATCCACGAGGTAGGAATCGCCTACCAGCGAGCACATGCCGAGCACCTACAGGAACCGCGAGAGAAGTACATAACGCTCGAGGCCGAGGCGGCCCGGAAGTGCTTCAACCAGGCCTACGACGCCTGGACGCGCATCGGAGGTAAGTAAGATGACGCAGTTGGAAGCGACACTGTTCAGACTCGGACTGGTTATCAGGTTCAACCCGCGGAGGTACGGAGGTCACGGTGGCAAGTAAGATGACGAAGACGAGTCGGGCGTGGAAAAGTGGTTCACGCGGCTCGGTCGAACTCTGGGCAGTCGCTACGCTCGCAGGTTACGGCGCGATGGCGGCTGTGGCTATAGTCGCCGTTCAGAAGTTCACGGCCATGGATACGGCGTCGATAGCCAAGTTGGTAGAGGCGCTTCGATAAGGAGGGAATGTAAGATGACGACGGTAGTTACCGTTACCGAAGACCCGCGCAAGGCTGATTGGCTCAAGCGGTCTCAGCAGGGTCAGCAGATCCTGCACGTCAGGAACAAGCACGCTGAGGTGGCCCTGCTCCATGACGCCGTGAAGCCGGATGGTACGGGAACCGCGATACGCGACAAACTCGGTCGTGTTGTACTGGTTGGACCGACCGGAGCGTTTCTCGGATACGCCGAGTGGTTCGGCGCCAGCGCCTGGGCCTCCACGGACTATGGACGTGGCCGGATAGCCCATAGGAACCCACACGGCGCATGGGTGTGGCACTGAGGTCCCACGCAAAAATTGTTCAAAATTCTTTTCCGAAAGGCTGTAACACTGGCGTTCCTCGAGCGTCTTATATATAGGAAGGGAAAATCGAGGAAGACAATGAAACGACAGAACAACACCTCCATCAAGGCACTAAGGCAGCCGTTCCGCCCGATGCCAGCGGTCGGGCCGGCTGCCCACAGTGCCCTTACCTACATGATTCGACGGGCCTTGGAGGTCAAGTAAGATGACATGGAACGTGGAACGAATGAGGATAGCCTGCCTGCTCAAGAAGATGCTCGCCGAGGGCTTCACACGTCGAGACATTATCGACGCCCACAAGGAGGGCATCCTTGAGGCGCTGGCAGAGAGCTAAGGGAGGAAGGTTAGATGGCGCACACGAAAGTTCAAGTCAGGTTAGTCGGCGAGGACGGCAATGCCTTCAGCATCATGGCTCGGGTATCGAAGGCGCTCAAGCGCTCGGGTCAACCCGAGGCGGCTAAGGAGTATCTCGCACGCGCAGTCGAAGGCGACTACGACCACCTGCTTCAGGTCACCCTGGAATACGCCGACGACGAGTCGGCAGAGGAAGTCGAGGTCGTGACACCCCTCGTACCGGCAACTACCAAGGAGCACCGGTTCACGGTCCTAGACAAGATCGTGGTCGCGGACCCCTGCTACATCGATACCGACGACGCACCTGAGGATATGGGTCGTTTGGGAATCGTCTTTGATGACTGCGCCGGCGAGTGGATCGCTGAGGCGGTCATCGGTGATGAGGGCGGCTGGGGCGAGAGGGTCAGTATCCTGCGGGCGACACGGCTCGGCGACTGTGCTTTCACATCTGCATGGGAACACGTCGGGGAAGACAACGGCGTGGACTCGGGCCAGATGTTCATCGGATGCGTCTCGAGCTTCCCGCTGGATTACGAGAAGCTCCTCGAGCGCTACAAGGGTCCCGATGGGCAGTGGGACAATGAGTTGAAGTTCTTCGACTTCGCCAAGGGCGTTGTCAGCGGCACGGGCCTCGGAGACGGTAGTTACCCCGTCTACGTTCGCCGGAACACTCGTGGGAACCCGGTCGCTATCGAGGTTCGGTTCCTCGAGGACAACGACGATGACGAGGCAGAGAACGAAGGTGAGGAAGACGATGAGGGCTAAGACATTCCGGATCCGCACCGATGCCGAGAACGCTGCACTAGGTGGTGGCTCGCAAGTGCAGGTGCCGTTCTTTCGGTTGAGCAACTGTGGTTGCGGCATTCCGCGTTGCAACTGTTCGCCCGAACGGTTCATCTGCGTTAGCAATGGATACTCCGGCATCACGCTGGAGTTGACACCAGACGAGTTCGACGTTCTCCGGAAAGCTTTCCGGTCGCGGTCGCCCGAAGTATGGGTTGATCTCGCGGCTGGGGAGAAGGTACGTCGGTAAACCACCGTAGGGGTACAGTCAGATAGGGAGGTAGAGTAACATGAGCGTACTAGTCAGGCAGTACCTGCCGGCACAGGCAGTGGAGGTCGCGGTAGAGGACATCCTGCATAACTACAGCGACGACGAGAAACTGGAGGTCTTCAGCGAGCCGTGGCACAACGGGCGCGAGAACGGGTTCTGCTTCTGGGTTGTGGTAAGTGGTCCCCGCGGCGGTCAGGCCGCGGCGTTCGTTGCCGAGTGCAGGAACAGTGACCAGTTGACGGTCACGTACGCCAACACCAGCGAGTGGGACATGATCACTGAGAAACAATACAAGGACCGCGAGTTCTTTCCACGCGGTTGGTACAACCAGGTCGCCGCGACCGTGGTCGCGTTTCTCGGTGTGGCCGAGAAGAGGGGTTGCTAGTCATGGCGGAAGTGATCCAGGTCGACAAGGTTATCAACGCAAAAGAGGGCGACATGCGTGTGTGGTGGATACGCAATGTGCCAGGCGTCTCCGAGTACTACATCGTGGAATCGGTGCCCGATGCTTGTCGCTGGCTCAGGACATTGGCCCAGGCCGATCTTCAGAACAGCCGGGTCGAAAGCAATGCCGGCGGTCTGGAAATATACGGGGATGATGGCGAGTGGCACGAGTGGTACAACGATGCCGGCGAGGACATCGACGACCTACTGGAGAAGGAGGCGAGCAGTGTTTGATCCGCTGGATGTAAAGACCTGGCGCGAGGATCCCAACGACTGCATGATCCCGGCGCACGAGTTGGATGAGGACTTGTACAGACTGTTGTACGGTCCGACACCGACAGAGGTTGCTGAGGCCGATGCGGAACAAGGACGTCAGGCGAAGACGTTTCTCGGTATGCACGAGGACGCGATCCAGCGGGAAGCGCTCAAACAACTGCGGCGATCTGTAGACGAAGACGCCATTGCCCGACAGGTGCAGAAGGGTCTGCATGAGGTTCTTGATGCCGTGAAGCGAACGCCAGAGAACACGGAGATCCTGGACGCGCTCATGGATCTGGAGCAAAAGACCCAGGAACTTCTGGACCTGCTGGACAGTCTCGAGAAGGGAGAGAAGGATGACGGCGTGTGTTGATGCGTTGAAAGAGCGACTGCAAGAACGGCTCGTCAAACTGAATGACCGACTCGAGAATGACTACCGTTCCTTCGGCGACGCCGAGGAAGTTCAGTTCGAAAAAGGCCGAGCGCGGGCCTATGAAGAGGTACTTGACTTGCTCAGGAGGTTGAGCCCGTGCGAGCGCATGGAGTGTAGTTACTACGTGCACTACCTGGCCTACGGTGGACCTGTCCTTGATCACACGGGGTTTCACACGGCTGAGCGCAAGTGCGGATACTGGCAGGACCGGGCCCAAGAGTACTTGGACAAAGACCTGGACATTCCCACCAACGTCGAGCAAATCTGCCGGTATTGGGAGAATCAGATACGGGCATAGGGACACGAGAATAGACAGGCGTAACTCGTGAGCGCCCGTGGTCAACGAGAAGGCGCCTCTACGGGACCCGCCTGTGGGTATTCACGTCGGGCGCCAAACGTGACTCGCCAGCGAGATTAGAGTTGAAAGGGAGGACTTAAAGATGAGGTTTATCTTGGACATTCATACACTCAAGACCGGCTGGGTGCAGGCCCCGATCGAGGCCGAGAAGATAACGATCGTCGGCAATGCGACGATTAGCATCAGCGAGGCTACCGGCCCGTTGGCGATGAGCGTCGGTAATGCGGCCGTGTTCACGAGTAAGCATCCAGAGGCGTTCCCGGGCGCGCTACGCATCGGCATCGTGACGGACGTTCTGCCGGTCATTGAACGCGAGAAGGACCGGGTCCTTGTGAGGACGAGGACGGGGTACAAAATATAGTCTGCGATTCCTCTGAAATCGTGTAACAGGGGACTTCCTCGAGCGTCTTACTGTATAGGAAGGGAATACAGAGGAAGACAATGACGAAGATAGCAACGCCCCAGACGATCGGAATGGCTCTCAGACGGGCCGGGATTCCGAAGCGCCTCGCACCGAAAGCCCAGTACAACATCAATGGATGCGAGGTTCAGTGCATGGGCAACGGTCAGGGCTACGGTCTCGGGTGGCACACGCCTGGTTGCCCCATCAGTGTCTTCGTCTACGGCGAATACACGCTCGCCCAGGTAGAAGCGGCTCTCAAGGCCGCCGGATTTGACACCGAAATACGCAACGGTTCCGTGGAGGTTAAGTAGAAATGCTTCACCCTCGGATTACAAAGAAACTCCAGGCTCAACTCGACGCGTTATGTTCAGAACATGGCGTGGCCATGCCTGGCCTGGAAGTCGCAATCATGGGGGGTAACATTCTCGGGTACTTCTACCGGCCGCACACTCCGGAAGATAGACCGACGATCTTCGTTTTCAACCCGTGCCAGTGGACTCGCAAGGACACACTCACCCACGAGTTTACCCACTATCTGGACTACGTAGACGGGGTGCGTCAGGGCAAGGGCGAGTGCCACGGGGGCGGATTCTGGGATCGGTTGTGCGAAGTAGAGCACTTGAACGGTTAGGTAAGGAGGTAAATTGACGCTGATGAGAACTGTTAGAACACTGTACGTGAGAGACAAGAACTGCCGAGTGATCTTGCTGCATGAGGCCGTGACGCCGGCTGGTACTCTCTGCGAAGGTATCAAGGAGAGGCACGTGGCGCGTGACAAGTTCGGACATGTCGAGATCGTGAGCGCGGTTGGCGCCTACATTGGGATTTTGACGTGGCAGTCAGCGAGCGCCTGGCTCGAGACAAGCGACGTGCGTGACCTAGTTGCCTACAAGAATCCGACCGGTGCGTGGGTGTGGCGATGATGATCTGGGGCTTCAAAGGATTGGCAGTCATAATGGTCGTCGCGGTCGCAGGTGCGCTAGTAGTAGGGACGACTAACACCGTCCTAACTTCCGCTCCCACCATGACTTCGTACACTCAGCCAGGGGAGTGCCTGGCCGATGTCTACCAGACCGTTTCGCCTGTAGTGTGGTGCGAAGACGAGAGCGACATACGGTTGCCGATGCTGGGCGGGGACAAGATCAATACAGACTACACGGCGACTCTTGCTCAGCCTACTCCGGTTCCTCTTGCTCCAGTTATCGAGCAGCAGGTAACGGTGCCAACCGAGGCTCCGGTCCCGGTTCCAACACTGGCGCCTGTACTGGTTGTCCCATGTAGTTTCGCGAAGAACATAGCAGCCTCGGATCCGGTACTTCAAGACGCGATGGTTCGAGGAGTCGCTAGGTTGACTGATGTTCTCGGGTGTGTTCCTTTCACGTTGGGAAACGGTGGTATCACGGTTCAATTCGCAGGCGACTGGTTCACAGATACCAGTGACCCCGGAGGGATTGACTGGACATGGGTGCCTGCGGCGAAGCCCGTCGGTTGGCTCACTGATCACCCTGAGTTAGACGGAGTTCTTATCAACCCACGTTGTTGGGCACGTGTCTCGGGAGACTGGTCAATCGTAATCGCGCACGAGCTGGGGCATCACCTGGGCTGGCTTGACCTGGATGGGCATCCCTACATGGCCTGCCCTCTGGTGGAGGGCGAGTACTACCGCGATGACCTGGTAGTAGTGTGCGGATCTGGCGCACCCGTTCTGATGCCTACCCCATCGCCAACCCCGACTTCAGTACATGCGAATGACTCGCGGTACACGGCTTGTCTCGTTGACGAGGCGGGGGCTGGGGTTACGACCGCTTGGGCACTTGAGACCGTGGAGGCTTACTGGGGCGTCAAGGGTTCCGAAGATTGTACAGACCCCGATCTGAGTATCACGGTTCGCGTCTTCCACGGCCAGCAGTTCGGCGGACTCTATGACTACCGCGGCAACATAGAGATCAACTCGGGCGTCTTCGACGTGGCGGCGTTCGGACCGCTTCTGAGCAAAAAAGTACTGCTTCATGAGTGGGGCCACTTCGCCGGTCTAGAACACCTTGACGCACCGAGCGTGATGTACTACGTGGCGGGCAACTTTCCAACGGACTCCGACCGATCATTGGTAACGGGCTTTGATAGGAAGTAGGGACATGACAATCCCCCAGATTCCGATGGCAGACTACGAGGCGTGTCGGCGCTACGCAGTGGCTTACGCGAACATCACGAACAACTTGCGGTGCCTGCGTGAACAGTGGATGACCGAGTTCGGGATCACCGAGGCTGTTCTGTTGCGCTGGAAGCGCGAGCGTGAGAGGATGCCGCACCACGAGTTTCCTCCGCCGCAGGCTGGGGCCGAGACGTGTATCAGAGGAAAGCTGGCGGGATACCGTGCGAAGGGAAGAGGATGAGCTACGAGAACACGTGTCACTGGTGTGGGAATGGGGCCACTCTGGGTTGCTTAGTGTGCCATCATATCTTCTGCACGGATTGTTGGCATCCTGTGCTTGGGTGCCCCGCTTGCTACGCAAAACGGCTGATGTTGTTGAACGGTACGGGTACAGTCTTAGTAGAGGAGGTTTCGAATGGACGATGAGGAACAAGTCATCGGGAAGGGGTCGCGGAACCTGTACCCTCCGAGCAGTCAAGAGGCGCTGGACTACTTCAACTCCTGCACCATCATCCCGGTACATCTTCACGATGGGAGCATCACGAACGTCCCGTTCGCGCAACTTGACGAGCACCTCTTGCAGGTGCGCGAGGAAAAGCGAAAGCGAGGTCGGCGACATGATTGAGTTTCACGTAGGCGACCGGTTCCGTAACTCGTTTGGCGAGTACGTGGTCAGAGAATCTGGCGGCTCGACGATGCTTGTCGAGTACCTGGATGGCGAACGGGCCGGGCACACCCAGGTCTTGACCAAGGCCATCCAAGAGGCGATCGCTGTAAACCTGCTTGTCAAGCAAGCGATGCCTTACTGGGAACCCGAATCCACGCGGCGACGGGCATCGGGTAAGACGCACGTGGTCAAGCACGACGTGAGTCCGCATGAGCTGACGCCTGGACTCGCCTACACCATGGGTTTCCTAGCGGCGCGTGGCTACCTGACGGCGCAGGTTCCAGAGGCATTTCTCGAAGACTTCAGACTCGGGTACGAGGCCGAGGCCCAGACGCTTATGTCTAGGCCCAGCATCGGCGGTCTAACCGTTGTGGTTGCTGAGGACCGCGGTTACAAGTGGGGGATCTCGCTGGGCATGCGTTTCAAGGCAACCGATGAGGAACTGCGGGACCTGGACTTCCAGGGCGTGGAACTGATGCCAGACAAGGGCCTAGAGGCGCATAACATCTACAGCAATGCCCTGCTCTGGTTGTTCATCCAACACGGGTTCTTGCTCGGGGCACAGGCTTCCGAACGCATCAGCGAGCGCCTGCCGGACTTGTTCCGCCAGCACTTCGCCGAGGGCGTTGCGGCGGCGACCCGGGTACAGTAAGAAGACGTGGAAATTTGTTTTCAAAACCTTGTAACAAACGCCCTTCTCGAGCGTCTTATGTATAGGACGAGATAGAAGGGAAATAGCAGAGGAGGTATGAATGAAGAGGTTATTGCTAGGAGCACTAGTGGGACTAGCCCTGGCGACTGCTCTTGTGCTGTCCACGAGTGCGGTGACGGCTAAGGTCGAACACAAGGTGGACATCTGTCACGCGAACCCGGCGGACACAGCCAAAAACGGCTATGAACTGAAGAACGTTGACTTCGCAGCGGCTGGCCGCAACAAGAACAGTCACGAGAGCGAGCATGGCGCGGACATTATCCCGTCGTATGAGTACACCGACAAAGATGGGGTGCTCTGCACCTTTGTCGGCAAGAACTGGGACGCGGCGGGCCGAGCGATATGGAATAATGGTTGTGTGGTTCCGACCGAGACCTGCGACGGCCTCGACAACGACGGCGACACCCTGGTCGACGAGGGCTTCCCCGACACCGACAACGATGGCGCCCTCGATTGCCACGACCGGTGCCCTAGCGATCCTGCTAAGATCGTTCCGGGTACCTGCGGTTGCAACATGGCCGATACTGATTCCGATGGCGACGGCGTTTCAGACTGTAACGATCAGTGTCCTGCCGACTTCGGTAAGACCACGCCTGGTATCTGTGGTTGTGGTACCACCGATATTGATTCTGATGGCGATGGCACGGCTGACTGTAATGACCTATGCCCCGCTGACTCTGATAAGGTCGGGCCAGGCATCTGCGGTTGTGAGGTGGCTGATACCGATAGTGACAACGACGGCGTTCTCGACTGCGAGGACCAGTGTCCTGCCGACCCTGGCAAGACCGAGGCCGGCATCTGTGGCTGCGGTACTGCTGACACTGATTCCGACAGCGACGGTACTGCCGACTGCAATGACGCATGCCCCGCTGATTCCACCAAAATCACGCTAGGTGCTTGTGGATGTGGAATTGTTGACACCGACACCGACGATGATGGTACCGCCGACTGCGGCGACCTCTGCCCAAACGACCCCAATAATGACATCGAAACCGACGGCATCTGTGGCGATGTAGACAATTGCATTAGTGTCGTTAACCCAACCCAGGCCGATACAGATGGTGATGGCCTGGGTGATGCATGTGATTTTCACGACATCTGCTACAACGGGGCATATCCTACCAATGTACGTGATGATTCTGGGCTGGTTGACACCGACGATTGCGGCCTCATTACCGTGTGCGTCGATGGTCAGACAATCGAGGTCACTGAGTTCGAAGCTGCGCAGCAGGGCTTAGTTGAGGGAGCATGCCCGACGCCTACGCCAACACCGGAACCTACAGTGACACCAGAACCGACTGTCGAACCGACACCGGTGCCGACGTACATACCCGTTCCCGAACCAACCAAGACGCCAGCCCCGAGGCCGACCGCGGTTCCTTCGGTAACGCCTGTGGTCACGCCTAGGGCTACCCCAACGTCACCGCCTAAGGTTACCCCTACCGTGATCATAACCCCGACGCCTAGGCCACCACAGACGCCTACGTTCACGCCTACGCTTACACCGACGCTGGTACCTGCGGTAACGGCGACCCCGGCGATAACTCAGACGCCAGAGATTCCGTCGGTTGTCCCGAACAACGGCGGTGGCGGACTCGTTGATAGTACTGCCAACGCGGCTTTGGCAGTGGCAGCTATTTGCCTGGGCCTTATTGCAGCGGCGGTGGCTGTTTGGTCCCTGCTGTACTGCATATCAGGACTGAGGGATAATTAGCATGGGAGGTCTGTTCAAGGTAACAGTCGAGATCGGAGATCAGATTCATACCTACACTGTCTACGACGTGCAGTACAGCGGACCATGGCGCGCCCAGTTTCTGATCTGGGACCCCGAGTACGGCAACGGCGCAGGCAAGTTCCGGTACGTCGAGTCGGCTGAGTGCAGGCCATGGGGACCTGCCAACACGGGCGAACCGCCGCCGGCCGGCACGGGCGGTTACTAGGAGGAATGACCAGTGTGCCGGCGTAGCTCAGTCAGGTCGGAGCAGCGGACTCTTAATCCGCGTGTCGGGGGTTCGAATCCCTCCGCCGGTACCACCGGGTTGACCCGGGTTCTGTGTAAGGTCATGCTCTTCATGCTTACGCTGGACATTCTGTACATCATCTTCAAAGGAGGCGAAGTACGTGTTCTATGACAACATCTTCATTCAGATCCTCATGGGCGGCGCGGCGACCATCACGTTTCTAAGTGCCATAGGCTTGGTTGACGAGGTCACCAGGTTTATCAAGGCGCGGCGCCAGAAGAGCCAGGCCGAGGTAGAGATCCTGCTGGCCGGGCTGGTGGTATTGAGGGACAAGAACACAAAGGCATGAACACGATAGAGGTCACGGTCGTAGAAGGCCAAGCATCCAGACGTGATAACACCTTGGTAGATACCTGGACCGTGGCCTGTCCGTGTTTCGACTGTAAGATCAGCATCACGTCGGTAACGAGCGTGGCGACAGCGCTCGAGGCCTTGCAAGCGCATCTGCGAGTCAGTCACAAGCTGGAGGTCACGGTGCAGCGTGTTCCTGTGCCCGGTCTCGCTGGCGACTCGCATTTAACGCCCGACGTGATTACCCATAGGCTACCTTCATAGAGACGCCCTCTCGTTGACCACAGACGCTCTGAATTTGCCTCGGACGGGATTCCTAACCTCAGTCCGTATCTAATACCCCAGCTTCTGTATTTGGTCTTCCCCTAGAAGAGGTCTTCCCAGTTGGTTCTGGGAGGACCTTTTTCTTTTTGATGCTTGAATTACACGCCACTACGCGTATCCATGTGATACAATGCACTCGAGATGGCAGATCGCGCTCACAAGCTTATCGTTGACATGCGCTGGGACGAGACTTCCGGCGTGGATCATCCCGCGAACGAAGAGGAGGGCTGGATAGTTATGAAGTCTGC